AAAAGCAATTGTTGTTTCTTCTCCGCTCCATACTTGCAATAATGTAAAATCAATTATACATTATGGGGGAAATAAAAAGAGCCCAGGCGCGGCTGCGACCGCCCTGAGCGTGGACTCAACTGTGAGGAGTTGAATCATGTCTAATGCTACCAATTTACCTGCTAGCGCTCAATCTGAGCTGATACCAATTCAGAATAACGACGGGGCGCAGGCAGTTCTCGGCCGTGATCTCCACGCTTTCCTAGAGATTGGGAAAGACTACAGTACCTGTTTCAAAGATATGTGCCAGTACGGCTTTATCGCTGGTCAGGACTTTACCCCGAAATCGGGGAAAACCTCTGAGGCTGGTGGTCGGCCTCGTATTGATCACATTATCTCGTTGGAGATGGCTAAAGAGATCTGCATGATCCAACGGTCGCCTCTAGGTAAGCAGGCTCGCCAGTACTTCATCGAGTGCGAGAGACGCGCGCCCAAACAAGGTTTTGGTTCTCGACAGCCTTCAAGACATACGAGCCGCGTAAAGAAAAACTCCCCAGCTGGAACTAGGGAGTCAAAAGTAAGGAGTCTATCTAATGCAAGACATTAACGTTATCTCTCATTCTATGCTCGTCGATCGCGATGAGCAAGGTAATGCTTTCACTACCTCGCTGGTGATCGCTGACGGGACAGGTAATGAACATCGAGCTGTTCTACAACTTGTCAAAAACAACATCAAGGACTTTGAGGAGTTCGGAAGGGTCGCATTTGAGATGCAACCCTTTAAAACAGCTGGTGGAGTGCAAGAACGAAAAGTGGCGCTGCTTAATCATGAGCAGGCTACCCTCCTCATGACCTACATGCGGAATAACGATGTTGTGCGTGATTTTAAGAAGCGTCTTGTGCGGGCTTTCTCTGAGATGGAGAAGCGGCTGTCTGTCCCGGCGTTGTCTGGGCCGGAGCTTGTGGCCCGCGCGTTGATTGAGGCTCAGAACATGCTGGAGGAGAAAGATCAGCAGATAAAAGAGCTTGCTCCGAGGGCGGGGGCGTGGGAGACGTTCTGCGAGTCTTCCGGCGATATGAGTGTGGCGGATACTGCTAAAGCGTTGAACTCTCGTAGGGGTGTTGATACTGGCCGTGATCGCCTGTTCAAGATGATGCAGGAGCTCGGCTGGACGACTCACTGCCACGGCTATTGGGAGCCTATGCAGTATGCGGTTGAGCGTGGCTACTTGGCGGTGAAGGTGAATATGCCGCGGTGGCGGCCTAACGGTGAGTCGTTTGTTCCTGCACCTACTGTGCGGGTGACTCCGAAGGGGCTAGACCGTCTCGCTGAGAGTCTACCTACCCGGCGTGTGGGAGGTGCGGACAGTGAGCAGTGATTCTGCACCGTACGTGTACACCTATGATGGCCCCGCAAACCTAATCGGTGATGAGTTCGGTCTGCATGGGCCTATCAACATGTATGCGAAGAGTGATGTTCGCGAATGGTTTCTCGCCTATATGGGAGTGGAGTGATGGCGATGAGTGAAAACACTGGCCTTTTCTACGAGTTGACGGATGAGACTATCGAGGTGCGCGGGCATACCCTGCACCGTATCCGCGCGTTGAAGGACATTAACAAGGTTGTCCACGCCGGCGATCTTGGCGGTTTTGTGGAGTCCACTGCGAATCTTGATGCGAGTTTCGGTGCGTGGGTATTCGACGATGCCTGCGTCTTCGGTGATGCCTGGGTGTACGACTCCGCCCGCGTGTACGGGCATGCGTGGGTGCACGACTCCGCCCGCGTGTACGACTCCGCCTGCGTCTTCGGTGATGCCCGCGTGTACGGCAACGCGCGTATCCACGGGGACGTCGAAGTCTGCGAGGGGGAATCATGACTGCTGCTGCTCTTAGCTTCCTCCTAGTCGTGGCTGTGGGAGGCATGGTGTGCGGGCTGGCCGACCTGGTCCTGGGGGTTGTTGACCGCCTGGTGGCTACATGTGTCATAGTGTCGAAATTAGGTGGTGTGAATCATTATGGATCGGTTTTGGCGTGATAAGGCGAAATGTGCCGGGCGACTAGGTTTCGTCGAGGCTCTTGAGAGAGTACCTAAAAAGTATCGAGCGAGGGCGGTTGAGGAGGCATGCCGGGACTGTCCTGTGATGCGGGAGTGCGCGCGGGATTGCTTCGCCTTGGGCGAGGACGGTGTTATGCGTCTGCGAGATATGGGTGTTCCACGCGCTGGTGTGTGGGTGCCTGTTAATCCTCGCACGGGGCTGGAGTCCTACCAGCTGTTGGCTAGGCGGGCTGGTGTCGATGCGTGATTATCCCCGCTGGGTGTGGGAGGACGACACCACTGAGACTGTCTCGATTATCGAGCCGTATGACTTTTACAAAGATTTGGAGCTTGAAAACAATGATTATTAAAGATTCTGACCGGGAGACCTGCCGAGATCGGTGGTTTGAGATTCGCCGGGGTGGGCTGACAGCGACGGAAGCCGGGGCTATCGCTGCTGGTAAGAGGACTATTGGCGGCGTGTGGGCTGATAAGAAGTCTGGTAAGAATGTTCCCTCTAATCCGTTTATGGAGTGGGGGAACATTATGGAGCCCCGCATTCTGGACTGGCTCCGTATGGAGCTGGATAACCAAACAATTGTTGCTAATTCTCATATCGTGTCGTGGGATGATGACCAGCGTTGTCTCGCTACACCGGACGGGTTCACGCATGGCGCTGTGGTGGAGTGCAAGACCACGGGGGCGGACTGGGGCAGTTTGATTGCGGCTGATCCGCTGCGCGCTGAGGATTTCCGCGAGTTGGGGATTCTGCACTATTTCTACCAGTGCCAGTGGCAGATGCTGGTTTGTGATGTGGATGAGTGTTTTTTCGCGTGGAATGTTCGTGAGATTGCCCCGCTCGTTGAGCAGAAGGGCTTGACGTTCAGTATCAATGGTGAGCTGGTGCGCGATCCTAGCCTGATCTTCATGCCAGGAGATTTTCACTGTGTTCTAGTCGAGCGCGACGCAAACGCTGTTGAGAAGCTGCTGCGGGTGCGTGATGACTTTTTCGCCTATGAGGAGTCTGGAGATCCGTCTATCCCGGATGAGGCTGTCGACTTGATGCGGGAGTCTAACCGGCTGAAGGCGCGGGCGGAGATGCTGCGTAAGCGGGCGTTAGAGCTTGTGAAACCGGTTCTCAAGGCCGGTGATCGTGTGTCTGGCGAGTGGGGGAGTGTCTCGTGTTCTGAGCGGCGGGTAAGCCGTCTTGATAGTAAGGCGCTGGCCGCTGATCTTCCGGATGTTTTCGATAAGTATTCTTCCGAGTCCGTGTCTACTCAGATTCGTTTCACTTTGAAGGAGTCCTAGCCGTGAAGTTTAATCCTGCTGATTATGCGACTGTTGATCAGCGTCTGCGTGCCGCCCGGAAGGATAATCCGGAGATGGTGGTGGAGACGGTTCTCGCTTCTGATACTGCTGTCCCGTCTTCTGATGCTCTTCGTTGGGTTTTCCGCTGTGACCTGTATAAGTCGGCGGAGGATCGTAAGGATGGGTTGCTGTGGTCGTCTGGTTGGGCTGCCGAGGTCGATGGGCTTGGTGGTCCTGTGAATAAGACTTCTGCCTGTGAGAATGCGGAGACTAGCGCTATTGGTCGGGCTTTGGCTAACGCTGGTTATTCGGGCGATAGGCGGGCTTCTCGTGAGGAGATGGAGAAGGTTAACCGCTATGAGGTGGCTGAGCGTGAACTACTGAAACTGATCTCTGAGGCGGCTGATAAGGACGCTCTAACGAAGCTATGGAACTACGCGTCGGGTAATGGTTTGGCGCGGTCTGAGAGTGTTTCTGAGGCGTTTAAGCGGCGTGGTGAGGAGCTCAAAGCATGAGTGATCTTGAGTACACGCCGGTGATGGTGGAGCAGCAGCTCCGTAGGCTTCTCAACAATCTTTCTGAGGCCACCAAGACTCAAGATGAGGCGTACGGGCGGTTCTTGGATGCTAAGCGTGCGCTAGATTTCGCTGAGGCCTCAGCGTTCGTTGAGACGGTCGGTAAAGGCTCTGTGAAGGATCGTGAGGCGCTGGTGGCGTTGGCTACTGTACACGATCGTGAGGCCTGCGATGTGGCCGACCGGGCGTATCGGTATGCGCGTTCTCGTCTGGAGATGCTGAAGATTCAGATTATGGGTGTGCAGACGATTGGTAAGTCGGTGTCAACCGCGTATGGGGCTATTGGGGTGGTGGAGTCGTGAGTGCTGAGTTTCCTCCGGAGGTGCGTGGCATTGTTTTGGAGCGGTGTCAGGCGCATTGTGAGCGGTGTGGTAGGTCTACTCCGTTTGGAGAGTTTCATCATCGGTTGCCGCGGAAGATGGGTGGTACGCGGCGTGGTATTGGAACTGTGAAAAATTGTTTGTATGTATGCAATTGTTGCCATCACTATATACATTTGCACCCGGGTGAGGCTTACCTAAAAGGTTGGCTACTTAGGGACACGGAAGAGAATCTTGCGGAGGTGACCGAGCAATGAGCATCGAAGCTACATCATGGGCTCTCAAAGAGACGCGGCTAAACAGGCCTGATCTACGGCTCATGCTGATTTTTCTATCTGAGTTCCACAGTGGCGGCACGGTGTCGGTTATGCCTGAGCTCTCTGTTCTCGCTGAGTCTTTCCCATGTAGTGAGGATAAGGCTGAGGAAATGCTATCTGAGCTGGTAAGTAGTCGTTTTCTATGGCTTTCAGAGGACGCGAAACTGTTTGCTTTCCCGTCACTTGATTGGAGTGCGCAATGAGTAACGCAGCTATTCAAAGAATGGTTGAGAGAGAGTTTTTCATTGTCTACGACGATGTTATCCGCGACATTAAAGACCCAGTAGCGATAGCTCTCTACTGTGATCTACTTTCGTATGCTTCTACTAATTCCACAGGTTCGCCTTCATTGCGTCAGCTAGCAAGCGATATTGGGTTTAGTACTAAGAACCTCGATTCTATTCGTCGTGCGTTGATGATTTTGCAGGATAAAGGCTATGTTGCAGTCTTTAACCGGTGGCGAGATAACGAGGGGAATACCTCGATGTCTCGCAGCGAGAGGTTCTGCATACCAACCACTAACGGATACGAAGTGTGTACTGATTTAGGCGGGTTTAAGAACCATGCCTAAAGACAAAGTGATTGATGGTCGCAGAAGGTTCTCTCCTGTCTACTCGGATATTATCCGCGGCGTTAAGGACGCTAGGGCTATCGGCTTGTACTGCATCCTCTGCGACTATGCAGGTAGCAATGATTATGCTTACCCGTCATTGCCAAAACTTGCTGATGACATGGGGTTAAGCGCGAATAGCTTGAATACGGTTCGTGGCTGTCTGAGGACGCTTGAGGCATACGGTCTAATAACTGTTTTCAGTAGATGGATTAATCGTAAAAACGAGGTGTCGTATCGGAGGAGTGAAGATTTTAATACTCAAACTTCCAACGGTTATGTGGTCTGGGACGGGATTGGCTGTAGTGGTTCTCGTGAGGCTCGCGCTCTGTTGGAAAGGCTCGGAATTTCACCAAACGGTGGTGCGGATAGCGACACAGGGGGGTTGCTGTACAAGAACCCGG